GTGAGATGGTTGATTTCATTTCCGTGGATGACCTTGAATTCTTGAAACGCAAAACGGTTTATCACCCAGCATTGGATTGCGAGGTGGGAGCACTATCGGAAGATTCGTGCTTCAAGATGCTGCATTGTTTTTTGCGTGAGAAGAATTCACCTTTGTCTGAGGTGGAAGCATGCGCATTGAATATTGATACAGCACTTATGGAATGGTTTAATCATGGGCAAGCAGTTTATGAGAAACGTCGTGATGAAATGAAGGATGTCGCAAGATTGGCCAAGCTTACCAATTTATGCACACAATTGCATGTTACGTATCAAGATAAAGTAGATTTATGGCACGAAAGGTATGATCCCCATTCCGGTGATGAAGAAGAGGTTTCTGTGCGGCCCCTGTACGTGCAGGCATTTTCTGAGATACCATTGACAGCTGTTGCTATGGACACCCCAATTATACACAATATGGTTGGTGAAGTTGACCTAATTTTCATGTCTACACACATGGGGATTCATCATATGTTGTTTTTGGAAATAAAGGATTCCGTTTTGGCGTCTGCTAGAAGTAAAGGACGCAAGCAGTTGCGTAGATTGTGTTATGCAGCGGCCGTGTTGAATCCCTCAATATCTTATGCTGGTGTTTTGTTGTCTCCCCAAGGATATGAGCCAGTGACTATGTCTGGGCACGATGGATATTGGGAAGATATAAGATTACCTTTTTCAATGTGGCGTGATGTACGGGAGTACGAAAATGCTGCTCGATTGAGAGCGTATGGGTTTTAGTAAAACCCGCCTGTGGAATGGCGTTAAATTAATCCCCCAGTTTCAAATCTGATGGTGAGCAAAATTGTCTCGTGTTATTGGATACCACAATCTCTAGTTTGACTAACTAGCTTTGTAGGCTTGATGCGAGATTTTATGAGCAGCAAAGAGCTGTTTAAAGTCACACCCCACCCTTGATGGTTGATAAAGGTGATGGGTTAAATAATTTGACCAACAAAAATACAAATGAGTATATAACAAAACAAAAACAAACCGGTGATCGGGACGATCACAAAATCGACACGGATGTGTTGTCCACATTTACATGGATTAATGATGTTGATCCTATGATTGTGGTTATTGAAAAGAGTTTTGCTCGTTACGAGAAGCAATTATTGGATATGCCTATGCAAGAATTTCCCGTTGCTGAGATTGAATGTGGATATGAGGAGTATGTGCCCATTTTTAAGATCCAGTCCGGTATTACTGCTGATACCAATATAAATGCTTCTCCTGACAACGTGACGCATCAAACGATGCGTTTTCGTGATCAATATGCTG